TGCGCCAAGTAGATGAAGTGTTGAGTGACCGACAAAATCAATACGGCTCAGCGCACAGGAACTTTGCCCAAGTGGGTAGGGGCTGGGGCGCACTGCTAGGGATAGACGACATACCCGCGTGGCAGGTTGCACTGATGATGGACTTTTTCAAGTCTGTGCGGTGTTCAGTAAACCCAGCGCATGAGGATAGTTGGATAGACAAACAAGGTTACACTCAGCATGGATTAGAGATTGCGATGACAGATGAGCCTTGATGAACAGTTTAAGAACCTGCCTAACGAGATTGAAAGCACAGACGTAAAAGAATTACGCCAAGCGCTCATGCGGTTGCAGAAACAGTTGCGCCAATCCAAAGAGCGCACCCAAGATCTAGTTGAAGCCTCACACCAAGCAGCCTACGACGCCATGCTGACAATGGGCAAGATCGAACCTGTCACAATACCCGTTGCAGACAAGCGCAAAGCCAAAGGTGAAGTTGCGCTGTGGCACATGACGGATTGGCAAGGCGCAAAGCGCACCACCTCATACAACAGTGAGATTATGCGCAAGCGTGTGTTGGAGTTTTGCGAGAAAGCAGTGCGCATTACCGAGATCCAGAGAGCAGATCACCCAGTCAAAGAGGTCACAATTTGTTTTGGCGGGGACATGGTTGAGGGCTTATTCAACTTTCCAACCCAAGCATTTGAAGTGGACGCAACGCTGTTTGAGCAGTACGTCAATGTATCTCGACTTTGCGTGGACGTAGTGCGGTATGCGTTGGCTAACTACGAGAAGGTCACAGTCATTGCAGAGTGGGGTAATCATGGTCGCATTGGATCCAAGCGCGACAACGTACCGCGCTCAGACAACTTTGACCGTATGTGTTATGAACTTGCCCGTCAGTTGCTTCAGGGGGAGAAGCGACTGACGTGGCAGGATTGTCCTGAGGACATCCAGCGCGTTGAAATTGGGAACTACCGCGCATTGCTTATTCACGGTGATGAAGTAGGTAGAAATGGATTTGCCTCACCTGGTGCGATTGTTCAACACGCAAACAAGTGGCGCTCAGGATCTTATCCATGGGACTTCAGAGATGTTTACATTGGTCACTACCACACTCACTCAGAGTGGGCTATGGCTAACGGTCAAGGATCTGTTTACCAAACTGGATCTACCGAGTCAGACAACCGATACGCAGGTGTCATGCTTGCGGCGAGTGCAACACCGTCTCAGCGACTTCATTTTATTGACCCAGTTAAGGGCAGAGTGACGGCGGTGTATAAAGTATGGCTGGATTAAGACCTGCAACGCTGTTGTCGTCTAACAGTGAATTGCGACCTGACGGGATCTACAACTGGAGCATACCTGCGCTTGCAGCAAAACTCAGCAACGGCACCAACGTCAAAACCTGTCCCAATGCTGGCGCTTGCGCAACGGTTTGCTACGCTCGCAACGGCACATACAATTTCAGCAACGTCAAGGGGCGTCACGTCAGGAACCTTGAATACATACTTGAAGATCCGCAAGGTTGGTTTGCGCAGATGCTTGAAGAAGTGTCCAAGCCAAAAATGCGTGGCAAGCACGTACGGATCCATGACGCTGGAGATTTTTTTTCAGAGGACTACCTACGAATGTGGCTTAAACTGGCGACGCTTGTACCTGAGGTGACTTTCTACTGCTATACCAAAGAAGTGTCCATGTTCAAACGAGTCTTGTCAGAGGGCTGTCCTAGCAACTTTAAATACCTATTCAGCATGGGCGGTAAAGAGGATCACCTGATTGACAAAGAGAATGACCGACACGCTGAGGTGTTTCCTGATGACGCTGCAATACTGAACGCGAGCGGTTAGCAGGTAAGACATTTGGCGAGTTGCAGATTGAGCGTGAGTCTTAATCCTCATCGTCATCGTCACCGTCAAAAATGTACGGATCATTAGCGCGAATGTCCATGCCCACCTCTTTGCAGTGGTTGAGAGCAGCCTTAAACAATTCAAGAGCGCGGTTGCTTAGATCTGAAAGTTGATCTGGGTACGACGACTCATGCTCAACCTCAACCCACAGTTGGTGCAGGCTGATAACTATTTTGCCGCTGGGCGGGGTATCGGGTGTCTTGGACATACCCCAAGTTTGCCATTGGTTACAAAAAAAATCACGCGACGCGCCAGGCTCAATCCCGCGTTTTTGTAATTTGTGGCTCATAATTATCGGGACAGAGCAGACCACTGCTCCCCAAACGAAAGAAGGCAAACATGGCTAAGTTCGACCTTAGCGAGTACGAGACAGTAGAACAACGCTTGTCTCGATTTTGGAAGGCTCACCCTGAAGGTAGGGTGCTAACAGATCTCGTGTTTCATGATGAGCGCAGGTTCATCGTCAAGGCTGAGATCTATTTTGACCGTGACGACATGACCCCAGTTGCCAGCGGATACGCTGAAGAGATTGTGGGTGCGTCACCTGTGAACCGTACCTCAGCCCTAGAAAATGGAGAGACTTCCAGCATTGGGCGTGCCTTAGCAAACTGCGGTTTTGCCTCAGAAGGCAAGCGCCCAAGCAGATCTGAAATGGAGAAGGTTGAGCGATACAAGACTGAACCGCGTATGCCTGCAACCAAAGCAAGAGTGTGGACAGTAGATGAAGAACAAAAAGCGGGTAAGGCAATTCAGGCTGCAACTCTCAGCGTGAGCGTAGATGAGTTGAAGGCGATTTGGGAAGCCAACAAAGAGGTTGCTGACCTTGAAATCAACGGCATGACCTTGAAATCAACGGTCAATCAAAAGAAGGCTGAGTTTGACGGTGAGTAACATCGAACTGCAACTGCCACTTACTCCATACGCAGGCACACTTGGCTGGGACGGATCTGGTGCTACCAGCCTCAACCAGTCTCTCACTCTCAATCACGTTAGAGCGCAAGGTGAACGCGGTTTAACATGGTTTGAATTGGCTGAAATTATGAACTGGCACCACGGCACTGCCTCAGGTCAGTTATCGGTTTTGGACAAGGTTGGATTGATCCGACGCTTGAAAGAGAAGCGCGGTAGATCCTCAGTTTACGTGTTGGCGCAGTATGTAAACGGCAGGGAACTTGCCAAGCGCAAGCAAGGCAAACTAACTTTGGTTATAGATCTTGCAGAAGGCGTTGACCGTCAAGTCATCATTGACTATCTCAACTGCGTTGCCCTATGCAAACTTGAAGAGGACAACAAAGAGATTATTGGTTGGAAGTGGAAATGAACAAAATTGAACTACTGAGCACCATAGCCAAAGTCAATAAGGCATTGGAAAGCAATGATTACGGACAACTGGCGCTGGCGTTAGGCATGACAAAAGCAATGGTTGAAGAGATGTCATTAGAGGACATCATGGGAGCAATGACGGTAAGAATGGCAGACCTAAACAGAGAATTGGAGCGTGTATTAAACAAATGAGCAACCAAAAGAAATTCAAAGCACCGCAAGGCTGGGTGACAGCAGTTCACATCAACGCAATTGGTATCACTGAAGTAGCCAAGCGCTTGGACATTTTGCCTAGCAAACTGGCTCAGGCATTGGAAGAGAGTGGTTTCCAAATGCTTCCTGACCCAATGGATCTGAGCGCAGACACCGCAAAGGTAATGCTGATTGAAGAAAAGAAAACCAGTGGCGCGCCTGATTTGTCAGTAGTGGAGAACACAGATGATTAAATGGATCGCAATTTGGACAGTTGCAGTTTTTGTTGTGCTTGCGTTCAACTATGGCGCGCACATGAATGACGGTGATAACGAATGAGCCAAATCGTAACACCGCAGATGATCGAACAAAAACTACGGGCGCTATCGCACGAAGTGGATCAGTCTCACAAGGATCTTGCTGACGCTGAACACCTTTATTACACAACCAAAGCCAAGTATGAATTGGCGTTGGCTCACGGGCGCTTGTCACTTTCAGGCAAGCAAGATACAAAACTCACAGTGTCAGACAAAGCAGATTTGGCGCTGGTATCGGCTGAGGATCTACATTTGAAAATGGCTATCGCTGAAGCAACAGTGCGCGCAGCAAGATCCAATGCCTCACGCATACGCACCCAAGTGGACATTGCTAGATCAGTTGGCACATCAGTGCGAACAAGTATGGAGTTGTCATGACGCAAGAAGATGGTTTTTCACTTACACCGCTAGGGCAATCAGTGTTTTTTGCCTACGTTGAGGCGTACGCCAAGAAGCACAACATAACGAGAGAACAAGCAATCATTGATTTGAGCAATGGCGATACCGATGATTGATCTCAATGACATGCTTGTGAAGTCTCTCAATGCTTTCGACGCCAGCAGGTCAAGATCTCAACAGGTTGAGGTTGGACCAAGCAGTATTGGCGGGTGTCGCAGACGCGTTTGGCATGAATTAAAACAAACGCCTGAAACCAACCCCAACACCGAGTCTCTTGCAGCAATTCTGGGTACGTTTATTCACTCAGGGATTGAGAAGGCGATTAGGCGTGAGGATCCTTTTGGTGACAACTTTATTATTGAGGGTGAGTTCAAGTCAGGTGATCTCAAAGGTCACGTGGATCTGTTTATCAAGGACATTGGCTTGGTAGTGGATTGGAAAACAACCAAGGTCAAGTCACTGCGCTACTTCCCGTCACAGCAACAACGCTGGCAAGTTCAGATCTACGGCTGGTTGCTTGAACAAAACGGGCATACAGTCAATGAGGTTGCACTGGTGGCAATTCCACGTGACGGTGAAATGGCAGACATTAGAGTTCACAAAGAACCTTACGACGCGCCAACAGCATTAGCGGGGATAGCGTGGCTTGAAGGGGTAAAGTCAATTGTTGAAAACAATGAGCCAGCACCGTTGCCTGAAGAGTCACCATTCTTTTGCACCAAATACTGCTCGTATTACGATCAGACAGGAGAAGTAGGTTGCCCAAGTACGCAGAAATAAATTGGGAATTGGCTGAGTGTCGCGGTATGTACACCGATCTGTTCTACCGCATTGAGGAAGAGCGCAGTGCTGACGCATACGTGTTTATCAACGCGGTCAGAGAAGTGTGCGCACGCTGTCCTCTTTGGCAACAGTGTTTTCAGTATGCGTATGAATACGAAAGGTACGGGGTATGGGGTGGTATGACGTCGCTAGAGAGGGCGTCATTCCACTCACCCAAAAAGTACCCAAATCAGCGCCAGAGGGCGCTCAGATCATTATCCGATTTTGGCATCACATTAGAGAACATTAGGAGAGCAATTGAGCATACGTCTCATGTCGGAAGTGTGGCTGACTAAGTTACCGACGACTGAAAAAATGGTTTTGCTGGTCATTGCAGATCACGCAAACGATGAAGGCACAGCGTCATACCCGTCTCAGGAAACCATTGCCCGCAAGGTCAGCATTGGAATTAGACAGGTGCGGCGTCACGTCAATGAATTGGTTACCAAAGGTTACATAAGGGTACAAAAGGGCGCTGGGGGATCCGAGCATTGCAGAGATGACCGCAGACCGAATTTGTACACAATCAACCTGAATAGGCTACGGGCGGACGCCAAAGACCGCGCGGACGCGGACGACCTCAACGGGCGGACGCCTAAGACCGTTACGGGCGGGCGCGGACGTCCATTGAACCTTCCTATAGAACCTTCCTTAGAACCACCCGTTGAAATTTTTGTAGCCAAAACTGAATTTGATTTGTTTTGGGAGATTTATCCATTGAAGGTGGGCAAGGCAGCAGCAAAACGCGCCTATGAAAAGGCACGCACAACAACCAAGAGCACTGTTATTTTGCGCGGGGCAAGCGCTTACGCCAAGGATCCCAACCGTCACCCTTCATACACCGCGCACCCGTCCACTTGGGTGAACGCTGGACGCTGGACAGATGAGCCTTTGCCACCGCGAGAGATTAGCGCTGAAGATGCTCAGAAAGCGTGTTGGCAAGTAATTATGAGCCGATACAAACAAGCCATGCTCAAAGCCAAGTTGGCTGAGCGCATGCTTGAAGCCCAAGCAGACATGGCTGACTGGGTTGCAGAAATGGATCAGATGTACCTTGACCGACACGAAAGCCTAGTAAGGCTGATGCAAGCACCTAGCGGGGCTGGAGAGCGCTGCAAAAGGCGTACATCAGAGTCAGAGTTGGACATTGACGCAACTGCCTTAAAACAGCATTCAGAGGCTTATTTGGGTGGCACAGATCACTTGTAAGCATTACACTTTATGCAACTATTACAGATAGGGAGTGACGATTGCCAAAGACAACCGTTGTTCAACCAATGCACCTGAACATGGGCGACCATGTTTTGATAAACAACCAGGAACTCACAGTGAAGTATGTGGACACGCCTGATCGAATTGGTACAGTAGATGTGTACGCAGTGGATCAACAGGGACGCGACCAACATGCAATTGTCACAGGGCTGGTTACAATAGTAGTGTGATCCAATTCAGAGTTGACGGTAAACCCGTACCACAAGGGTCAATGTCGGCTGTCAATGGACACATTTTTCACTC